CTAAAAAAAATTTGAGAGACGCTTCTGTGCATTTTCTCTCATTTCATCAGTGTAGTGTACATATGCCTTTAAAACTGTTTCAACTGTATCTCCCAACAATGCTGCGACCGTTTTAATATCAAAGCCACTGCTAAGTAATGTTGTAGCATAAGTATGCCTGAAGTCATGAATACTTGTGTTATCTTTTGTGTAAAGAGAAACTCTTTTTATAGAGTGATATGTCACATTCCAAAATACCATATCGCTGATGTGACGAGGATATTTATTCTTGTATTCAATTAAAACCGTTTGTAATCGCATAGGTATAGGTACAGTTCGATAAGAGTTATTGCTTTTTAATTCTTGTAGGGTCATAATATTTCTATTTGTAGCAACCATTTGTCGCTCTACTTTTAATGTGCCTGCGTTAAAATCAATATCAGACCATTTCAAACCTGTTATCTCGCCAACCCTAAGCCCCGCGAAAGCGGCGATACAACACGCTGTATATAAAGTATAGTTCTTGGATTTTAAACGTGCTAGAACAGCTTCTAAACGTTCTTTGGAAAGGGCGTTTATTTTTCTTTGGCCTTTTATTTTTAACGGATGTATCCCTATCGTAGGATCTTTAGTTATAAGTTCGTATGGAGATACCGCTCTTTTAAAAATAGTTTTTAGTTTTACGAGATACAAGTTGGCGGTGTTTGCTTTCACTGGTAAAGAGTTAAATATTGATTGTATGTCGCTATGCGTTATGTCTACCAGACGCATATCTTTTAGTTCTGAAAAGGCTTTGATAGCGTGCTGGTATCCGAGTAGAGTGTTGTATGCTATGCTCCTTCTTATATCATTAAGATACATTGCGGAAAATTCACCAAAGGTTATTCTTGCAGTGCTATTGTCCATATATATTGGCGCATTTGCTTTAACTTCTTCTAGTAACTTATCGCCTGCTATTTTTGCTTCTCTTTTGGTTTTAAATCCTTGTTTTGATTTTTGCTTCCAACAACCACGATTATCTTTATAGGATAATATTACTTGAAATCCTTTATCTTTTTCTCTAAAAGTGAAATTATACTCCATTTTTTCACCTCCTATATTTTAAGTTTTTAAAGTGTTAAGTATTAAAATAAATTTATTGTTTAAGAAATTAGATTATATTATACTAACATTGCCGTTGTAAATATTTTATTTTTGTTATGGCTGCTACCGGGCGTTTGGTAGCGGTCTTTTTTTATTTCATTTAGCCTCGGGGAAAGATAAGATCCTTATAGAATTATCTTGTCCGTCCCCTTTCTTCGGGGACACTGGGTAATAATGTGATGCTCCTTGATTCCTAAAACATAACCAATCACTTGATTTAGCTCACCAGGCGAAAAATCTTTCATGTTGCATTCGATAAGCTTGATTGTTCTGGATAACAAAGTATCACGCTCCTAAACTGCATTTTTATTTTTTGATGTTTCTGCAGTTAGCAGTCCATCAATAAAGCCAATAACAATATATCTATCATTATCTTCAATTTTGCGGAACTTATCTATAAGAATTTTTTCCTGATCAGATAATACGTAGTTATCTTCCTGATCGATATAAATAGGAGTGGGGCGTTCCATTTCTACATCGAATCCCATAAGCCAGCCTTCGTTTACATTTAATGCAACGGCTATCTTGTAAAGATTATTCTGTTTTGCCTTAAATTTGCCTTTTAAATATTGGCTAATAAGAGGTTGGCTTAATCCAGTTTTTTCGGACAGTTCAACTGGCTTTATGCCTGTGACGTCTAACGCTTCTTGTAGCCTAGTGGCAAAATCAGTTTTTTTTTCATTGCAATCATCCTTCCTTCAACTATAATAGCACTGATGTTAAGAAAAGTAAAGGATAAAATAAGAAAACTAAAATTTAGCGTTGGCTTAAGAAAGCTTAAGTAGTATAATCGTCTTAGAAACAGAAAAGAAAGGAGGAACGTTATGAATCCGGAATTTGATTATTCAAAGCTTAATGAAAAAATAATTAGAACATTTCTTACAAGAACTGCATTTTGTGAGGCTTTTGGGGTATCGACATCGAATCTGTCGTTGAAAATGAATAACAAACATTACTTTACTCAACCACAAATTGCTAAGGCTTGTTCATTATTGAAAATTCCACAATCTCAAGTTGGTAAATATTTTTTTACCACAAAAATTAAGAAAACTTAACAAAAAGGAGCGCTGTTAAATGATTGTAGAATGTCCACACGTTGGAATAAGAGAGCTGTCTGAGGCGTGGGGAGTTAGTGCTAGGACAGTAAAAGAATGGCTTGCTAGTGCAGGTATTAAAACAGTAGTACGTGGTCGGTATCGTATATCAGATGTTACGAGATATGCCGATCAGTACGGTAAGCCGAAACTTTCTAATCGAGAGCGATTAGAGGTAATGCAGCTACAAAAAGCCTTAGATAACGCTAACGCTGAAATAGCAGAACTGCAAGAATGTCTGTTGAAAGTGTCAGGAGTAACAGCTGACGCTGTTCAAAAGATAGTTAGGCAGATGAAAAAAGAAACTGAAATAGTAGAAATGAGGCAGAGCAGATGAAAGCATTAATCAAAGTAGCAGGAATAGCAGTAGTAATGAAAGAGAGTATTAAGCAACAGCCTTGTGTATGGTCTTTAACTGCTTTGGCTATAGCAACAGTAGTTAGGCTGATATATGACATAGGCTACGCTATGGGGCAGGTGGCAGGCTTATGATTAGAGATTTTACCGTAGCGACTACTGCAATATTTATTGGAACATACGTAGCTATTATGGCTGCTGTAGTGACAGTAGGGGTGTTGAGATGAGCGAAGATAGGAGAAAAAACATGAACGAAAATATCAAGCAAGAAGCTAAAACATTAGAAGAAGCTGCAAGACCATTAGTAGAATACATCAGAAAACACCATACGCCCATGACTACGGCAATAGTCACAGGCGCAAGTGTTGAGATTTTGAGCACAGATATTCAAGTTCCTTTTGATGATGAGTGGGATTAACGAATGCGAGTTTCACCGCGTCCTTTTAAAACATTGTGGACAAACTGCCCTTTAGATGGGGAAGCAAGAAACTTGTTGAACAAATCTTCGGTACAGTTTGGATAGCGATAAGCATATCCGTTGTGAAAATGAACTTCAATTACTCCATTCTCATAACCAATACATTCAACGTTTGATGAATCTACAGCAATCATTTTCATAATATCACCTCCATATATAGTAATTGTACCACAGCAAGGAGAGTATTCAAGATGAACAAAATTAAACAAATTCGTGAACAGAAAGGCTTGTCAAGAAGTCAAGTTTCTAAAGCCAGTGGTGTTTGGTATAAAAATCTAATTGATATTGAAAACGGTAAAGATGTGACATTATCCACGCTCAGGAAAATTGCAGCAGCAATGAACTGTGAAGTATCTGATTTAGTTTAGGAGGAGCGTTTATGACAAAACAAAAGAAAAAGAGCTACCGAAGTTGCAGCTTCGATAGCTCAGGGTGGACTGTAAATTTTACGAAGTTTAGCGTCCACCTTCATTTTAGCAAAAGAATTGGAGGATTGCAAGCATGGATAATTTTGATGATTTAGTATATTCGATTAGATATGAATTAGATGCAATGCAGGAAAATCTGAATAACACAGATGATTTGGACGGAAGCGAAGCTAAAGTAAATGTTTTGCTGAAATGGATTAAAAACAGTGCAAATACGATTGAAAATAAAATTGAAGATTGGGGCGTGTAAATATGAAACTTTATGAAATTAATCAACAATTAGAGCGGTTGCTAGAACTTGATACTGAAAGAATGGTAGATACTGAAACAGGTGAAATATTGACTGCCGAGGATATAGATCAGTTGAAGATTGATAGAGTAGAAAAGATTGAAGGCTGCCTTGTGGTTTACAAAAACAAAATGGCAGAAACAGCAGCCATTGAAGAAGAAATTAAAAGGCTGACGGAAAGAAAAGCTACCTTAAAAAATAAGGCGGAGTGGTTAAAAGGTTATGTAGCCTACGCTTTAAAGGGTGAAAAATTTGAGACTCCCAAAGGCGCAGTCAGCTACAAAAAAAGTGAGACAGTGGAAATTACCGATAAGGAGAAGCTGCCGACAGAATTTTTGAGAGTTGTTACATCAACATCACCTGACAAAGCGGCTATCAAGGCTGCGATCAAAGCTGGCAGTAAGATTGATGGGGCACAGGTAGTAGAGCATCAGAATGTGCAGATAAAGTGAGGTGGAGGACATGATTGATATATATACAAACTTAGCAACCCCGCCTACAGATGCTTTGAAAACAATCCAAGCAGGTAATCTAAGGGGAAAAAGTGATATAAACCCACAATGGAAGATTGAAGCTATTACTGCTCAGTTTGGATTGTGTGGTATTGGATGGAAATTTGAAATTTTAGATAAGACTATATATCCATTAGAGGATAAGCAAATATTACTGTATATGACGGTAGCTTTGTTTATCAAAAACGGTGATAGTTGGAGCGAGCCTATCATTGGTTGTGGAGGCGACTTCATTGTTCAAAAATATAAAACTGGACTTACAGCAAATGATGAAGCCTTTAAGATGTGTCTTACTGACGCACTTGGTAACGCTATGAAAAATATTGGCGTTGCAGCAGATGTGTACAGGGGGTTTTGCGATGGTAAATATAGCGTTCGAGAAGAACGGCAATCTGTTGAACCATCAACCACTAAAACATCAAATAAAGCAGAACTGCCTACACCTATAAACCAAACTAAGCCTGCGTTTCCTGACGAAAATACTGGACCACAATTTTTGATGTGTCAAGAATGTACAGTTGAAATCAGTCAAAGAGTTCACGATTACAGCGTGCAGAAATTTGGCAGGCCTCTTTGTATGAACTGTCAAAAGGCAGTAGCAAAATGAAGTTGGAAGGTTTAGGGATTCATCAGTTAAATAAATTTTGAAAAGAGGAATTAAAAATGGAACAAGTATATGGGAAAAAAGTTGAAAGTTATCATGACAGTACTGATAATTATATCGCTGAAAATGAAGTCACTGTAACAATTACATTAAGCGAATATCGAAAATTGGTGCAGGAAGTGGCTACAAAAAAATATGATATCGACAGGGCGAACTCGGCAACGTACGAGGCAAAGCGCCAGCTGGAAAAATTTAAAAATCAATATTTCGAGGAATTAAAAAAAGAATATGGCGAAAATGCCGAAGATGAAGATTAACGCAAAGTAAGTGGGCGCAAAATGAAGCTAACAGTTAAAGGTTTACAGACGTTAAAAGGGATGGGATACATAAATTTAGTAGTACCTGTCCCTTTATCAGAGGAAGAAGAAATCAATAAAATCGATCCTGAAAAGCAGTATGTTGTAGAGGTCAAGCAATGGCGCAAAGGGCGTTCTAACGACGCTAATAAATACGCTTGGGTATTATGCCAAAGGATAGCAGAAAAGCTGTCAGAAGAGAGCTTTCACAGCAAGGAAGATGTTTACAGGAAGGCAATCCGGGAATGTGGTTACGGCAGAATATGGCCAGTGCCAACTGACGCTGTAAACAGAACTATTGAAATTTGGCAAAGCAATGGTGTTGGCTGGATAGCTGAATTGCTTGGTGAATGTCAGAACATTAAAGGCTATAGCAATGTAAGGGTATATTACGGTAGCAGTGCTTATGACACGAAAGAGATGAGCCGTTTTATAGATTGTTTGGTATCTATGGCAAAAGATATTGGTGTAGAAACAAGGCCGCAGGAAGAATTAGATGAGCTGATCAAGGAGTGGGGCGTTAAAGATGATTCCAAAAATAAAGAGGATAAGACTTAAGGGTAAAGCGCTAAAAAAACTCTGCGAGGAAGTATATCGGCGTGATGATTGTTTGTGTGTAAACTGCAATAGCTTTGTTGAGCCTGGAGTTAAGCCACACCACGAGCCGCTAAAGTCACAAGGTGGACAGGATAGGCTTGAAGATATGGCAATGCTTTGTAATGACTGTCATTACCTGCGCCACAATGCCGCCGAGGGCGTTGTAATTGGGCAAAAGGTAAAAGCGTATTTGTCTACAAAATATGACCATCAGGAGTAAAGTGCTATGAATACTGGGTTTATTGCTTTACATCGAAAATTGTTAGATAGTCCGATTTGGCAGGTTACGACAGTTGAGCAAAAGGTAATTTTAATCACTCTGCTTTTAATGGCAAATCACAGTGAAAAAAAGTGGTATTGGCAGGGAGAAGAATTTATTTGCCAACCGGGACAATTTATAACCAGCTTGCCTAATATCGTAAAAGCTTGCGGAAATGGACTAACAGTCCAAAATGTAAGGACTGCGTTAAAAAAGTTTGAAAATATGAATTTTTTAACAGACCAATCAACAAAGACTGGAAGGCTGATAACTATAGTAAACTGGCAGGTTTATCAAGGAAAAAGGGAAGTCGATAACAGACAACCTAACAGTCAGCTAACAGACGGTCAACAGACACCTAACAGACAACCTAACAGTCAGCTAACATCTAACAATAATGATAATAATATAACAATGATAAACAATGATAATAATAATAACGCGCGCGCATGCGAGCAAACCAAAAATAGATTAGAGGTTAACGAAAAAGAAAAAGGTTTTGAATTATTTTGGGAATTATATCCGTCGAAAAGGAAAAAGCCTGTTGCAAGAATAGCATGGATGAATATGCGTGTACACTCTGAAGAACAGTATGCATTGATTAATGCTGCTGTTGAGCGATACAAAAAAACTAATCAGTGGCAGGAGGAGAACGGAAGGTACATACCTGATCCTGATACTTTTTTGCAGGATGAACGTTGGACGGATGAAATCAAATTGTCTGAAGCAGTGCAAGCTGCTGACAGGGAAGCACAAGAGAAAGACGAATGGATTGCAAAAAATAAGGAGCGCTGGGCAGCGATACCTCCAGAGAAAAGAAAATACAGACTGGCTTGTTTTATGGGGCTGGACTGGGAGGAAGTGAGGGATATGCCGTATGTTGGAACTTAGAGAGATAACGGCAGCGTATGAAGTGTGGCAGGCGGCGGGATTAAAGCCAAACTGGGGAAGCGAAGATGCAAAAAAAACTATCGAAAGGCAAACCCTGGAGCGTTATAAATACACAGACATTGAGATGTGGGGCGATACTGTTGATTATATCGCTGATAATAATAAATATTGGCCAACATGGGCAGATATTAATAATACTTTATCAATCCTACGACAAAATAAAATTGGTGCAGAGAAGAAGGCTATTGAGCGTAATTCTAAAGCGGCAAATGAGTTTGTGAAGAAGCTATTTGCTGATCTTGCTGCCGGTAAAACATTTGGCGAACTACGGCAGCCAGTGAGCGATAAAGTTAGAGCTGCAGCAAAGAGGATTTTTCCTGATGCCGACGATAGCTTTATAAAGCGTAATTACAACGATATCAGCTTTATCGCAGACGTCGAACGAAAATGTGCTGAATGTATTAACACTGTTGATTGCCCATACAGCGGACATCAACCGTTTTTGAGAGTAGACGAAGAAAGCGGATTTACTTATGTGGTAGCTGATCGTGAACGGTGTTATAAATATCATCCGTTAGTGCCTGATGTAGTACCAAAACGGTCAGCATGTCGTCAAGGTGATTTAGCTAAAGTTTAAAGGAGCGGTAACTATGAAAAAGTATGAGTTGACAGCAGAGTTTATAGAAAAATGGGGCAAGAAATTATTTAGGATTAAGGCTTTAATTAGCTTTGGAAGTGTTGAAGCTGGTGAACTTGGCGGATACATAGAAAAAGAAGATAACTTAGCGCATGACGGCAACGCTTGGGTGTCCGGCAACGCTAGGGTGTCCGGCAACGCTAGGGTGTCCGGCGACGCTGAGGTGTCCGGCAACGCTAGGGTGTCCGGCAACGCTAGGGTGTCCGGCAACGCTAGGGTGTCCGGCGACGCTGAGGTGTCCGGCGACGCTAGGGTGTACGGCGACGCTGAGGTGTCCGGCAACGCTGACTATTTATTGATCGGTCGCATTGGTAGTAGATTTAGTTTTACGACATTTTTCAAAAATAAAGACAAAGGTATAACAGTGTCTTGTGGTTGTTTCTTAGGGACTATTGCCGAATTTAGAGCTAAGGTTACCGATACACATGGAAATAATAAGCATGCAAAAATATATAACCTTGCTGCAGATATGGCAGAACTACAGATTTTAGGCGAAGAACATTTTGACAAGCTGAACACTAATAAGTCAGAATCGTTTTGAGGTGAGATTATGAATTGCGACATATGCCATAAGAATACAACGGCGGGTAGTCACGTAAACAGAGGTCGATATTTTGAGGTGCATATTTGCCCGAGCTGCTTGATGTGGTCCGATGATACACGGGCCGTGAAGGCACGGGAGATAATTAAAAACTTCAAGAATTTGAGATTTTTGGAAGATATTAGTATAAGTCATGAAGGGACTGAAGCACAATGACTAAGCGTGAAACAGTATACACATTATTATTTATCTTTGCTGCAGGTTTCCTATGGCAGCTCGGTTGT